CGGTTACTCCGTACTTAATTCCGTTTGAATCAAAAATAAGGCATTTATAGTTATTTTCATTTACATAATCTTTAAATATGGTTAATCCGTCAGGATCAAGCTTACTAGCCCATCCAGTTTCGCGGTGGTTTAACACCTCTAATATTCCATATCCGTTATTTTTACCACCAAGCTTTAATGTGCCACCCTTGGCGTAAGTGAACGAAATATACAGCTGATTTCCTTCTTTATAGATTCCTTTAATTGCGCCATCATTGGTTAAGAGGTTAAATATTTCTTCATGTGTAAGTGCATCTACATCAATTACAACCGCCATGCTTTGGGAATCTAATGGTTGTGAAAATCCACCCGCCGCGTATAAGGTACATTTTATGGCACTCACATCTCTTGGAATTCCAATTGACCTTCCAGAAGCCGTTGTTATAATTCCTCCCGCTTTAGTTGATAATACCGTATATAAATTATGTGAAACGCTTGTTTCGTCTTTCGCAGAAGAATATACCGTTTTCCAATTTTCCCCATCTACGGATTCTTCGATTTTAAAACGACCTTTATATGCTGTTCGTGTTTCCGCGTTTCCATCGCGATACCAAGCACTCAAAGTAATATAGCTCGGGGCTACACTGCCATTCGCGCGTTGCTTAATAACATATGATGGGCTTTCAAGAAAATATGTTCTACCCGGAACTCCTTGTTCTCCCTTAATCTTTGTCCATGAATAGGCACCGGGGTTAGTGCTATCGGCTTCCGTATAATCTGTATACTGCCCGATGTATTCTTTTCCAGTGCTATCAGATACATCAAAGCCCATCTTACCATCCGCGCTGTTTGCGTAAGCTACATGGAAATATGGTGTTCTTCCGTCTGTTCCAGGTTTTCCTGGAGATCCATTTGCCCCATCTGCACCTTTTACAAGCGTCCATGCATAATCATCCGGGTTAGTGCTATCTTGTAGTTCAAAATCAACATATATACCGATATATTCCCGGTTACTATCAGACACCGAAAAATCGGTTTTACCATCTGCGCTATTGGCATAAGCAATATGGGTGTAACTTGTTTTTCCATCTCGTCCAGGTTCTCCCGGAAGACCGTTCTTTCCATCGTTTCCCGCATAAATTTTTGAAATGGAAAATCTTTTGGTCACCGTCAAAGCACTAAGATAAGTTGCCCTAACATCTACCCAACCATCATCGGCTGACAGCCCCGTTACCGTATATGTCTTTGCTGAATTGTTCCAGATTCCTGTTATACTATCTGATTTTGTGATTATAAAATTACAATCATCTGTAATATCTTGTGTTCCGTACATTACTACAGCATGTGTAATCACACCGCTTGGAAATGTACCGTAGTTCCCACTAGAATCAACAGAAATGCCCTGGTATTCATTGCTCAGTTGCAATGTCATGTTTTTGGCGAGAGCTGCCGCTTCCTGTGCCTGTTTCGCTGCCGACAATGCGTCCTCAGAATCTTTCAGTGCCTTTGTAACGTCCGTATCTTTCAGCTGTTTCCAATAATATCCATTGCCTTCATTTACAAAGCGGTATGCGTGGCTATCGCCATCGTAGTAAATGTCACCGACATGCTTGCTCATTTCGGTATCGTCCAGCCATTCATTGGCCGGATAATTGCTCAATGTAGGTACTGATGTTCCTGTCCAGGTATTTATATTCCCATCAATCTGCCCCTGCATACTGTTTAACAGTCCATCCAAATGAGATGCACCAATCCTAATTGAGGATCCATCCATTATTAATTGATGTTTAGTTATATCGGCAGAAAATATAATATTTCCGCTATTATCACGAACCACCAAGGCTCCCGCCTTAATCCAGTCAGCATTAACACCTGTAGCGGTAAGGATTCTGGCAATTACATCACCATCGACCGTCATACCGCCATTCCAATGTTGTCCACCATCTGTAGATACCGCCCATGCTTCTGCGGTCATTTTCCATACAATGTCAGAATCGGATAGCTGTGGTTTGTTGTGAAGATAATAGATATTGCTTCCGTCCGGCTGTGTTTCCACTGTCGTGTATGTTCCAGAAGATTCCGCAAGGCGTTGTGATAATTCTTCCAGCGCTTTTTCCCTAGAAGTACGCTCATCTCTTAAGCTTTTTCTATATTCAGATTGTGCCTGTTGATTAAGGGTATATTGCTTCTGTTTGTTTCTTGAAACACTCTTCGCACTGCATTCTAATTGTTCAAAAGTTCCCGGGTTCAATGTAAGAGAAGTTAAATAACTCTTATGTTCTTCCCCATTCCTATCAGTGATTGTAATAGCATCCCCTGCTTCCAAAGCAATATCGGTTAGCGCGCTGGTTGTAAAAGGACGAAATTTTAATCCAACACATCTTTCAGCAATTATTGAGCAAATCGTTTGTCCAGTCCCCGGTTGTATTAGCTTATTTTCGCTAATATCTATGATGTACCCCTCATCCCCTGATTGATATGTTTTAGCGTTACTTTCAGATGAATTGCTTGAATACTCCGTTACTTTTACTCCTGTTATTTCAAGATCGTATAACCAAGGGGTAAATCCACTTGTATCTTTGGAGGTAATATTAGCTGGAATATTAGATTCTTTTTCATACCATCCGATACACAATCTTCCGTATGCATCTGTTTTCGCCCACTGGCAACCCATTTGTGCCACCCATGCAATTACCTGTCTGAAGGTAATACTGCTATCATCTGGTCGATTCTGGATTATGAAATCATCGTTATCAAATCTGGTTGATTGCAGTGTTACACCGCAGACCTCGCAAGCATCCTGGATGATCTGTAATCTAGTTGCCGGATAGGACAGCTTACTTTCTGAATAATCACGATCAAATAATCGCATGGAATCTTCGCAAGCCAAACTGATTATAGCTGTATTCTGATATGGTGCATCTGTTACTGTCATGGTACAGATGCGAATTTTCTCAATACCAGTGGATAATTCAAGCCCGATATGGCAAACAACTCTCGCTCCATCCCAGATGTAATCTGTGTACTTGCCAGAAAAGTTGTTGATCTGCAATGTCAGTTTATTTACGATAGCTGCGCCGATATCAAAAGAGCCGCTTTGCGATACTGCATCCTCAAATTTAAAACCATTAGACCATAAATCCTTGTCGGTAATGGATAATGTGCTTCCATCCGTGAAGGTAAAATCTGCATATTTCAGATAGTTACGATTCCCACTATTCTGTTGTTCTTTAAATTCCGTTGATAAATTTCGCATATCTTACCTCTCGATAAAATCAAAACTAAGTCCTTCCATGCGCTCATTGCCTATCCACCAACACTTAAAAGGGGACTCCCTGTCACCAACATAAAATGTTCTGGTTTCGTGCTTATTTGCAGATAGCAAGTCTGGATATGTGACCTGTATATACTCTGGATTTACTGCCTGTATAATTTTGCAAGCAGTGTCCCAGTCTGGGCCATTCCAACCTACAGAAAGCTTTCGTTTCTGTCCAACTCTGTTTTTATGCATGGTCGTATCGTCTGTTCTGCCGGATTCTGATGCCGATATATCCTGTAATCCCCAAGTAAAAGAAGAAGGACAGGGCATTGCTACCCCATCCACTTTTAAAAATGCTTCTGCCATATGCTAACCCTCAGAAAGGGGGATATATCCCCTTTAATTTATTTAAAGTTTCATACTATAAAAAAGGACAATGCAAAAATTTGTCCTCTTTTTTGGCAACAAAAAAGCGCCTACCCCGAAAGGTAAACGCTTTAAAATTTGCTTATTATGATTTTATATTATAACATAGGTGGTTGGTATCATTCAGTATATTTTGGTATCATTCATGGTCTTCATATTCAACCATTGTCTTAACCACGCCGTAAAGCATATTGATATTTTTCTCTTTTGTGATTTTTTCAATCAGTTCTAAAATCTCTTCCTTACGTGTCATTCCACAATTCCTCCTAACGCTCTAATCAACTTCTGTTTGCGGTTATACTTCAAAATCTCGGAAATCTGCCCCATCATATCATCCATTGTCATGTTGCTCTTCATGCTATTGCAACGCTTACAAGCCAGTTGCAGATTCTTAATATCATTGGTGCCGCCCCGGGACAACGGCGTAATGTGGTCGATTGTCATTTTCTTGAATTTGACAGGCTTACCGCATATCGCACATTTTCCGTTGCACTTGGCGTACACGCTCTTTTTCTGAAAGTCATTGAACTGGATTCTATTTGCCATAATATCACGCTTCCCCGATTAACTGTTTGGTAAAGAGATACATTCCCTTTAATTTTGACAGGTCTTTCAAATTGATAAGATTTTCAATGATTCTCTGTCTGTACATATACTCATCCAGAAGCACTAAGCACTCGTTGTTATCTGCGTTCAGTTCGTCAATTGTTTTCTGTAATTCAGCCTTTGTCATTTTATTTTCCTCCTGTGTATCCCTGTAAAAATCTAATTATGCGATTTCTACTCTGTATGCAATCATCATTTCTTTAATCACACTAACGTAAATCTCTTTCAGCCGCTTATTCTGCATAATCACGGACAGTTTATTAATCTGGTTAGTCTGTGCCTTGGTGCATCCTCTTTCCTCGGCTCTGGAAATCGCATTTCTAAGTTGCTGATCTAATCGGCAACCAGCCCTGTCCGATAATCTGCGGTAGCTTTCGTTTCTGGCGGCGGCATATTTATTCCCGAATGAGTAAGAGAAATCATCGCTCTCGGCAATCTTTGAAATACATCTGTTTACCCATTTCTCTGTGCCAACATCAGAATCCGTTCCTTTAAAGGTATCAATGATGGCTTTCATATTTTTCTCTTGTTGGTCGGCACGTTCCGCAAGTTTCTTCTGTTCCAGTTCGGTCTTGGCTACCTGTTGAAAAATCTGATTAAACATTTGCAGTTCGGGGGACAGTTGATTAATGTTGATTGCTGTCTGCTTGTATTTCTCTTCCACTTGGATGAAATACTTGCGAACCTGTTTCCCTTTGTCGTTGCGTTCAAGCATTGCCATTTCTTTGGCGGTGTCGAGTTTGATGAGGTATTCTAATTTCGGTCTACCGCCCATAGGTTTTTCATTATTTTGTGAAAAACTTTGATAATCCTCATTTTCTATTGCGTCACACTCTTTCAGACGTGTTTTTATCCAATCTGTATACTGGCGCTTACTACCAAGGCACTCATATAATTCTGAACCATATACTACTTTTTCACCTGTACTTGTCTCATACACAGGAACTAATTCATTTTCGATAACCTTTAAATCTGCCATAAAATCTCCTTTCAGATATTGAATTACCGCAAAGGAAATGGTATGATAGATTTAACAAATCCTTTGCGGTTTGTGTGTTAAGCGGTTGTAACTTTCCTAGGGCGGCAACCGCTTATTTTGTTTCATTTTCGTACTGAATTTCAATCCCTTTTCTAATTACTTTCGACCTGTCACTCCCTTCTTTTTCAACCAAGTAATCCAATTTTTCCAACGTTTCCTTGTCAATCCTCGTTCTCAGCATAAAGTCCTTTGGATTGTCTTTGATTTTTTGCCCCTTTATTGGTGACATATTAAAACCTCCTTTCAAATTGTTGCTACATTTTGCATATACTTAATATATCACTTTGTAGCAACTAAATCAAGTATTATTTTAACTTTTTCAAATTTCCTATTCCACTATCCGTTTTGGAGTGGTAAAATATGTATATCATACTAAAGAGGGGGATTTTACATGAAAAGAAAATTTATTATGATTTTGGCTTTAACATCCATTTTTTCAAGTATTACGCCTGTGTTCGCTAAAACAGATAAAGAAATTCTTTTTAGGGATATTCCATGGGGAACAAATTTTAATGATACATGTACTTTTATACCAGAAGCAGACTTATATGGCTCAACAATGGAAGGGTTAAGCGCCGAAACTGTTGAAAATGTATTAAATGGTGTAGAATATGGTGATGATAACGATTATGATGGAGCGATTTGCTTTTGCGCATCTCCGTTTGTTTCTCCCAACATTGACGTTGCTGGATATCCAATATATTCCATGAATCTTTATTATACTTATTCAGTAGAAAACGAAATTTCCTTTGACGAAGAAAATACGGTTTTGTACGGAGCACAATATGAATTTGAAAAACCGCAAGATTTAGATTTAATGTATTCTGATCTTTCGAGCAAGCTGTCAGAAATTTATGGAGAGCCAAGTGATACATCCAATTATACCTCTCCTTTCGGAACTAAAGAACAATATACTTCTTGGTATGGAGCAAATGATACTTCCGTAGCACTTAAATCCTACGATTACGGTGATGAAACCAGCGTATATATATCATATGCTTGGCTTAAAGGCGATGAACTGTTGGAAGAAGCTGACAATGTACTTTCTGATAATAAAAAGGATGAAGAATCCCAAATTTATGGAAATGGCTCTACGAATGGATTATGAAAGAAAAAAGGCTAGGGAGAAATTCCTAGCCGATTTTTTCTACTTATCGTATGTTCTATGTTCAAACATTACTTTTGTTCCAAATATATCTATATCATTTGCGCCTGTATATAACTCTTCGTATGTTCCATTCTGGTTATCTTCTGTTTCGTAAGTAAACTGAGTTATAAATTTATATGATACGTTATTCAATTCGTATTCTCCGCTGACTTCTGCTAAGCCATTGCAAGCTTTGAATGTGCATTTACTCTCATTTTCAGTTCCGATATTCAATGAAATGGATTTATCCAACTCGCTTTGTAATATTTCTTGCGTTATCCTCATAAGGAAAGTACGTTCTTCATCTGAAAGTTCGTTTTCGGTTTTTATTATCCAAGGAAATCTCATTGATAAAGGATGATCGCTTAAGCTATTTATTTTCGTTCCACTTTTTGTATCATAGACATTAGTTGACAATAAAGAACCAACATTTGAACTAATACCTATGCTACAAATAGTGGTATAGTCAAACCATTCCTGTGAGGACATATTCGCAAAAATTTCATCCATATCCATAAAGCTGACATTTACTTTAAATAAATCAGTTCTGACGATAAGTGTTTTATATTCCGTCCCTTCCGAATCTTTTCCGCTGTATTCTTCTGTATAAAATGCATTATCATCATTTTCATACTGTTGTAAAAATGTATTTACATCATCAATACTTGCTTTTACTGCGATAGGTGAAAAACACTCACATATTATTGCAGTTGCCGCAACAATAACTCTTTTCACTTTCTTCATACACTCATACCTCCCAATAATTGATACCCATATTGTACCACCTTGGGACGCATTCTGGAAGTCCTATTTCGCTTTTCTATCAATTTCCGCAGTTACGGCAAACAAAAGAGCTTCGGCAAATTTTGCGCCGACCGAATCGGAGTATTTATCGTGAATCTGATTTGCTTCCATGGTGAGATTTTCCCACTTGGGAATATCGTCCTTTGAGATAAAGGCGTACTTCTTGTGGAGATTCCATATTTCCTGCCAGATTGAAAAGTAAGTCTGCTTGAAATCCATTACACGTACACCACTCCATGATATTTCTCGAGCCTATATTTCTGTTTCACATTTGGATATTTTTCACGATCTACCTCACTGTAAAACATATTTTTCGGTCTGGCGTATAATTGCTTACTGCCATACAGGGCTTTGTATATCACTAGGTCTTCTCCTGTTTCCGTATGCCTAGCAAAACCGACAATCTCATACAGGTATTCATTATCATGCGGATTCTCGATAGTTTCTCTCTTAAAGTGCTGCACAATATCCCCTGGCTTAAATAATGGTCTGTTCATTTTCATTGTTACCTTTCTCCACAATTAATTAATTTCTTTGCTCAAAAATTCAATTTTCTTGGCTTGTGCCTATATTTTATCTGGTGAGAGGTTTTGAAACGGATTTGATTATTCTATCGCAGTAATTCTTTATCAATAATCTGGAAGTTTGCCCTGTGGATATAAAGAGCTTTTCCGTCAATCATTAACTTTGTCATTTTAGGTAGATCGTCCGGGATTTTCCAGAACACCTCGTCACTAGAATATGCGGCTATTGGTTGTCCAAGTTGGGATTTAATTACTACAACCCTAGATTTCCCAAAATAATTTTTATAATAATTCACAATCCCGGCTATGTATGCATTCTCTGAAATCTTCCCGGTTGAATGGCTGGTAATATCTTCCTGGGTAAAATCAACCTCCGGCTTCAATCCTTTTTGCTCAAAAATACAAGTATCACCACAACTTTCAATTTCTTTACCGTCTATCAGAATTGTAATGACGGAAGATACATCATAGCTGGTTGTTTCGTTACCCTCGCTATCGTAGCCCTTAGATTTCGTTTTATTCCCGGAAATATTAATCTTGTCCCCAGTGGTGGTCATAACCTTTTTGCCGTAGTTATCGTAGGTATAGATTGTGTAGCTGTTTCCAGAAAGATTTCCTTTCACGTCATTCATGTAATCGTCATTCGCTGCACAGCCTGTTAGCCCTGTGATAATGCAAATAAAGGTAATTATCGCCAGTAGTGTTTTGATTCTTTTCATGGTTTTTGTCCTCCCTCATATGTCTCATAATCAATCGTCCCCAGATCACCGTACACATCTGGATAATAGATTCCCACCCAGAAGTTATCCTCCATTGCTTTGTAGTAAGTTACTTTTACATTCCATCTCTGTACCTCGTCAATAATTTCTTTGTTAAGAAGTCCGAATTGATCTCGGCAAGCTTCACTTTCCAGTTTGTAAGTCAATGCTTTGTATTTCTCGGCATTTGCCTGTCTGGTGGCGGTAACCGTAGTCTGGCTTATTGCTAAAAGCAATCCAGCGATCAAAAGATATACCGCACCGATAAAAGCCACTGCTACGCCCAAAACAAGCACGGTTGCGCTCACATTCGAATACTCATATTCGTAGCTTAAAGATTCTCCTATTCTATTTGCAATCAGAATAACAACGCCGACTGCAAAAATGATTATTGATAGCCAAAATATCATAGTGTGTCCGTTACTGAAAACTTATAAAAAGTTATAAACTTCTATGTTTCATTCCTACTTCAACGAGTATGCTTTTGATGATATAAATATCTATCTACTCACAAGTTCTTGTACTCTCCATAGGCGTAAATTCCGGACTAACGTATCCGTACATATTTGCATTAACGTTTCAGTGTCAGCTTGCAAATTTTTCTCCATAAGTCTTGAGATTTATAGATGCCTGGAAATCTCTGTCAATCATATTCCCACACTCACATCTATAAACTCTGTCAGATAACTTCAAATCTTTTTTGATGTTTCCACAACAGCAGCAAAGCTTTGATGATGGATAAAACCGATCAGCCACAATAAGCTGAATTCCTTTATCACTGCATTTGTATTCGAGCTGTTTTCTAAACCCAAAAAATCCCTGTTCCTGGACTGCTTTGGATAGATATCTGTTTTTCATCATTCCGCTGACATTCAGATCTTCGATACATATAAATCTTGGTTTTCGATTTATGATCTCAGATGTAATTTGATTCAAATAGTTTTTACGGATATTTGTTAATCTGTGATTTCGTTTTAATAAAAGTTTTTCCTTTTTGATTACATTATTTGTTTTACAGTAGCTTTCTCCTTTCTTATTTTTCTCGTAAGAACGAGAGATACTACGCTGTAATCTGCGTTTCTGTTTTTCTAGTTTCTTTATTTTCTGACTCTTATTGATGTTCTTATACTTAGTTCCATCAGAGCAGATGGCCAGTTCTTTGATTCCCAGGTCTATACCGACTCCGTCATCATTAAGTGTTTCCCTGCTGTCAGGGAATTCCACACATACACTGATCCACCAGTTTAGTCCATCAAAGGATATTCTCGGATTCATATATTTAGCATCTGTCGGAATCCTTCCATGTTCTGCAAGTCTTACCCAATTCATTTTTTGTTTATTGGCTTTCCTGCTGGAAGAAAAGCCTTCAAATTTAACATGGGTATTACTAAATCGTATCTTAACGTTGTCCTGATAGAACTTTGGCATTGATCTCTTTTTTGACTTGAATCTTGGGAATTTCTGCAAACCCTTAAAAAAGTTCTTATACGCAGTACAGGCATCTTTGATTGCCTGTTTGGTTACATTATTTGAAATATTCAATAACCATGCATATCCATCAGAATGTCTAAGCTTTGTAAATTCTTTTCTGAGTTCTGCATCTGAAAGGAATTTTCCGCCTTTTTTATAGTTTTCCATTTCCCTGGCCAAAGCCCAGTTATAAGCAAATCTTGAAGCGCCTGCGTACTGAAACATCTTGGTTTTCTGTACATTGTTTGGTATCAGCATTACTTTTATGGCTTTTACCATCTGTTTCCTCCTGTATCAGTTCACGGATAAGTTTCTTAGCTTTGTTTTCCACTCCAATATCTTATAAAACTCAACATGTGCTTATATAATTTTATAATTTATATTTAACTGTTAATATCCTCCCTGTCCTCAATTTTCATTAACAAATTTTTCCGTATGTAGCCAGACATGAAATGCGAATAATGGTGATCCGTGTACTCACTAAATGAAGTGCCAAAGTATTCATCAATCACTTTCATATATGTTTCAATCTCAACATTCTGGAAGTAATCTGGATTTGGCCCGAATCCAAACTTGTCCAGGATATTATCCAAAGCGTCTTGATTGATTTTTGTGTGTGGTTTTCTGGTTCGTTCTTCGTACCTCTTGAAGAAATACTTCGATACTACCAGGAAGCGGTTGGTTGTATATGGGCTTGTCGTATATCCCAATTCTTCAAGCCGTACTGAAACCTGGTTCTTGAATGCAGACCAGTTAAAAGATTTACGGTCTATTGGAATATACTGGATGTTATCCTCAGTCAACATATTTTTGATATGTTGAGAATTGAACCACTCGTTAGAGTGGTATGCATTTTTCTTTTCTTCTTTTAACTCCGTAGGAGATGTAGTATCTGGTATAGTAGTTTCTGAATGATAATCTTTGAAAGTATTCTCTGGTAATGCTTCCCCCGAACTGTCTTTGTGCATTTCGTCATTTTGTCTATGCCTTTCGTCATTCTGTCCAGATGCACATTGGCTATTTGTCTTTGGGTTCTCCTTTACTATACCATTTAATATATTTTCAAGAACATCTTCATTGATGGAATACCATTTTGTACGGTCTCTTTGGTCTTTATTATAATTTCCAGTGATAACAATTCCGGAAGAAATTAAACTTTTAAAAGCTCTTTCTATAGTTTTTGTAGACCACCATGGGAAATTATTCTTTTGCCATTCTTCCATCGTGTTAAAAGTCCAATATCTTCCATCATAATAATTTCTTTGCAATTTTTCATTTATTTCAAGCCAGTAATAAATTTGGCGTAAAACAATGGCTTCATTTAGCCCTAATTTTACTGCTAAATCTGGTTTGATGATAACGCTTTCTTTGCTGGATAAAAAAAGATCTGATAATTTACCTTTCATATTAGATAACCTCCTTGTTGGTCGTAGGCACTCTCCGTATTGTGCCAGAATCCTTGATTTATAAAAACAGTGGACAGGCGTATCAAGGTTTACGCTTTTCGGCGGCCAACCTAGCCCACTGGTTTTACCGAATTAATTAATCAAACATTTTGAATGTTTCTTTGCAAAATTCCTCATAGTCGGTATTCCCGACCAGTGGCATTTTATTTCTCAGCTTTTCCATGGCTTTAAAAAATTTGCCTTGATCTTTGTTCCAGATTTTACAGGAAACAAGAAGATACTTCTCTTCTGTGTGTCCATATTCTTTTCCGAAATTCACTCTGATTTTCTCATTCTTAAAAAGTTGGTCTGCCAGATACTCTTCTGTATCTGCGAAAATGTATTCGCTACGGAATAAATGTTTTTGAATTAAGATGTAATTTTTATATGACATGATATTCCTCCCTGTGAAAAAGGTTCCATTTTAAATCGAACCTTTCCAGACCTCATTTTAAATGCGGGCTGTCTAAAAATTCAAAATCATGCGGCAATTTTATTAATTCCTTTATTCAGAATAAATTCTTTTATTTCGTTATATCCCCAGCCATATCCGACTAATGCGCTCACAAGCATTTCTGCATTCTGGATTTTCACCAAATCTTCTTCTGAAAAATAATCTCTCATACTTTCTTTTTTTGTGATTCCGAATTCCTCTCTTAGTTGCTTGGCGTTTTTACCAAATATGGACTTGTAAATAACGTCCGTATATGTAGAATAGGCATGTCCGTGCATTCTTTCATTTTCAGAAGATTGCTGGATTGCCTTTGTCAATGCCTGTCTTACTGCTATTCCTTTAGCTCGTTCAAGTTCTGCTGCACGCTGCTTTTTAAAAGCAATTTTTAAGGATTGTTCGCAACCAATAAAATAGTTTCTTGCTTGTTCTCCTCTTTCAGATTTTGATAGCATTGAAAGTTTTTTGGCGAAATGGGCAGTTATCTTATAATCAACAGTTTTATTACCCTCGACATAAATGTCGAACCCCCAATAGTCTTCATTTTCTACCGCAAATGAATTGTCGATAATATTTGTTTTCGCCCATCTTGAAAATTGTCCCTGTGCAAGTCCTAAAAATGAATATAGTTTTCTTGCAGTAGTCATGCCTTCTTCGTCAATCCCAAGTGCAATCTCAATAGGTGTCTGTTCACTTGTTATCAAAACTTCATTTTCCATTCTCCATTCCTCCTTATATTGATGGATAAAATAAAAAGAGCCGCCAAGTAAGATAAAAATTCCTCAAAATCGAGAAATGTTAATTTCTTCTTAGCGGCTCAAAAATTCAAGACCGTGTGTACTTCTTCATTAAAGAAATTATACCACACAATCAGTAAAAAATCAATATGCCGGGGATGGTTTGAAACGGCTATCTGTATCATTTTGGGCTTTTGTTACTGCTTTCGCAATCTCGCTTCCGTCCAGAATAATACTGTTCATAATGTACTGCGGATTCTTGTTTCCACTGTTCATACTCATTGCCATTGCAACGCCCTGGGCTACTGCTTTTGTCATTTCTTCTTTTGTAAGTCCCATGCTTCCGTCCGAACTGGAAACAATGCTGTCTGCGATCTTCTTCATGGTTCGCGGATTTTCCAGTGGAAGAACAGCTTCGGAACCGGCTTCACCGATACCAATTACCTGTGCGCCGTTGAAAAGACCACCTTTGGCGTACCAATTAGGCTTGTAAACTGGTGTAGAACTGGTTCTTCCACCGCCAAGATCATGTTTTCTCCACTCTGAAATATAATAAGTCAGAGTCGGTAAATGTACTTGTTTCATGCCGTCAGCGAATGATTGAGCAGTTTCCCGACCAATTGATGTAAGATTAACATTAAATAGCCTTTTAATTTTATCCGAAATCCCGGACAAATTGGTTTCTGTATAAGTTTTCATTTTTTCGGTCTCTTTATCAACCTTGCCAGAAGCTTTTTCCCAAATCTGGTTTGTATTGATAAGAACAGAAGACCAATAACTTTGAATGGTTGTCATAACCTTACCCATTACATCTTTTGTATCGGTGTCCATGGTTCCGAGGGCTGTCGATACAGCACTTGCGGAATTTCCCCAGTTTGTTTTAGAGTTGGTTTCAACATCATCATTTGTGTTCTTTATCTTCGACCAAATGGAAGGCATTGTGCTTTCTGTGCTTTTTTTCATCCCAGCCATTGCAGTGCTTACGGCGGTATTGGCGAGACCAAAGCCAGTTTTTGTCTTGGATGATACGGAGCTAGAAGCATTTGCAACAGCGGTAGTAATACCTCCCACTGCTGTTTTCACAGATGTATTCATTCCATCGAAAGAATTCTTTGCACTTGTTTCCATTGTGACAACTGCATCTGGAAAATCTTTTCTGAGTTTTTCATCTAATTCATCTAACGGAACGCCAGCATTTTTTAATGACGTATAAACTGCGTCTAGTGCTTCTTCTGTATTAGCATATGTTCTTCCAGATATTGCACTATCAAGAGCATCTTTAGCAGTTAAGTAGTCTCCACTAAATTGATCAGAGCTAAGACTTAAAAGATAAAGTTCGTCTTTCAAATCAGATATACTGATTTTGGTTGTATCAAATTTTCCTGCTGATTCAGATACACCATCTCCAAGGGCTACAGCTTTGTCATTCATATCTTCCAAAAATCCAGTTGATATGCCCGCCTGTGCGCCGTATTTTTCGAGAATTTTTCTTGCATCTTCGGTTGATACGCCGAATTCTCCAAGTTTCTGAATGAAACTATCGTACATTTCAGAATTTGATTTTCCGGCACTTTCATCTGCTTCAATTAACTTCCAAAGCTCTTCTGCTTGATCTTGCGTTATTTTATGCGCGCTTTCCATCTCGCCTGCATAATCATGGAGATAACCACCTGTTTGTGTGAGAATACCATTTCCACCTTGCGCAGCTTCTGTAATACTTGCAATTCCTTTAGCAAGTTTAACAGATAATGCCGTTGCAACAAATACAATCCCAGCGGTTCCAAATATAGTACCAAGCGTTGAAGAAAACGTTTTAAGTCCGCCTGTTGAAGCTGTTTCCGCTGCATCTCCAACTCCCTTTATTGCTTCACTTGCCGCACTTGTACCATTTCCTATCACATCCGCAAGTTTATCTGCAATTAGTTCTGCATTTTTCTTTTCAGCTATTTTTCCTGCAATATGTCCCACAAGTGAACCAACAAGAGTTCCAATACCTGTGATATTTGCTATTTTTACTGCAATAAATGCTTTTGTAAGCCATTCTGCAATATGTCCGGCTATCGGGTGCTTTTCCTCTAATCCATCGAATAATCCGTTTAATGCACTGGTAAGACCAGTTAATAGCAGATCAGCTGCGGTACTAAGGATTTCTCCCCATGGCAATTCACCAAGGAATGTTCCAACTCCTTGTCCGAACTCATAGAAAGTGTCTTTCGTTAGAGAATCTTTTAATGCAGTGCACAAGTGAGAAATAAAATCTCCAAGAGCCTGTCCGTTCTCTTTCCAATTTGTGTCTTTGATGAATTTAGCGATTCCATCTCTTATCTTGGTTGCGAGATCATCCCAATTAAATGTTTCTGTAAATGATTTTAAGCTTTCGAACGCTCCGTTTAATAAACCAGAAAGTGCATCTGCAATTGTGTTCATGTCTATCTTTTTTATTGCACCATTTAAGGCTTTTCCAATAGCAGTGCCAAGCTTACCCCATCCAGTAATTCCAGCACCATCCTTTTTAGACATATCCTTTACAAATCCAGAAAGCATTTTCCAAGATGCCATAAAACTGTTCCCAATTAAGTTTCCAAGACCTGTCCAGTCAATTTCCTTTATAGCACCTTTTAAAAGTTGAGACAGTTTTGCCCCTATTCCGGAAAAATCTATTCCTCCTTCTCCGAGCAACAGGTTTAGGGTATTTACTGCCGTGTTAATTCCAGCTCCAAGCAATCTTCCCATTAAGTCAAAATCTATACCGCTAACCATGGAATTGAATGCCGTGGTAAATGCATTTACAAATTCGGTTATTTTCGGGCCAACATTATTCCAATTAATAACTTCGTATATTTTTTGCATTCCAACATTTATCATATCTGCAATAGTAAAGCCTAGTCCCTGCCAGTCTTTATTGATAAATGCTTTTCTGATTTTAGCAGCCCATTTATTAATTGGTGTTTCGTCAACAGTCAAAACTTCATCCAGTGAATCTTGTATTCCAGCAAAACTATCTGCTAAATCTCCAAGTCCAGAACCAAGACTTTTAGATGCAGTTCCAGAATTATCGGAATTATCGGTAAGCTGATTCAATTGGTCGAATGGCAATACAGAAAGTGCCTTTTTCAGTTTCTTAGCAGATGATGTAGCGTCATCAAGCCCGGAGGAGGCATCGTCACCAGCTGTTTCTATACCGCCTAAGTTAGATACAATATCACTAACTCCACTCTGTGAGCCTTTTAGTTTCTTACCCATCAATACATACATGAAGTTGCGAAATGCATTTGCGGCTTGCATAAGCTTTGACATGAGCGCATTAAGTGCTTGAATAGCCGGGAGAATTCCAGCGATTAAACCTTGCCCGATTACTGCAGAAAGTGACTGGAAATTCAGAGTGAGTAAACGAACCTGGTTCGCCCAGGTGCCAGATGTCCTTGCGAAATCCCCTTGCACATCTCCTGTAACTGACATTAAATAGTTATATCGAAGAGCAACTTTTTCAGCTTGAGACATTGCATTATAAGATGTTGTAATTCCCCTTGAAAGAGCATAAGCCTCCATATTTGCAACGGATAAATTAATACCCAATTGTCTTAAAGGCTCAATTTCCCCGGAAATTCCAGCGCGTATTTTCTGAAAAGCAGTATCGGTATCAATGTTGTAAAATGATGCAATATCCCCGGCTAATCCAGCAAGAGAAATTGACATTTTAGAAGCTGCATCTTGCGCAACACCAGATGATTTCATCATTGCCATCATGGTTCCAGAATATTGCTTTGCTGCCAATTCGGATAATCCAAATTGTTCTTTAGCCGTAGAAGCAAATTTGTAGGCTTCATCTGCCATGCTTCCAAAGGAAACATCTACAACATTTTCGATTTCTGTAATAGCAGAGCCAAAACCAATTGCACTTTTTCCTAAATTTGCCAGACCACGAATAGCCTTAAAACCGATAGCAGTTTTAAGCAAATTTCCGAGATTAAAAGAAGCGGTTTTAATTCCAGAACTACTATTCCCGAGACGTTGAAACCATCCAATAATGCCTTTTACCCCGGTTCCAATTATAGAAGAAGTTTTACTAACAATATTACCAAGGCTAGATGTTGCAGATGATAATTTAGAAAACGCACTGGATATAGAATTTGTAGCGGAATTTACCTTTCCCCCTGCATTAGCCAACTTTGCCAGTGCTTCCGTCATGCGGATTGTGTTATCACTGATTTTTGGTGCGGTTTTCATTACATCAAAGAAAGATAATACTTCCTTTGCTAGTGTTCCAAGCTGGCTTGACGTTTGTCCGATTTTATTTCCAGAGCTTGCCAATTGTGCAATAGACTGAACTAACCTATTTACAGGTTCAGATATATCGCCAACGCTCGTAAAACTCTCTACGATTGATTTAAGATTTCTTCCAAGCCCAGGCAATTCAGCCGATACATTTGCAATATATTCACCGGAATTGGCTAGTCTAGCCATTGAATTGACAAAACGATTAACACTGGTAGATACATCTGGTATTTCCGATAAACCTGATAATTTAGTGATTATTTCTCCGAGTTTTCCTGTGTCAAAACTACTTATATCAACCTGGCTAAGCCTGTTGATTGAGTTGATAACTGCATTCAGTCCAGAACCTTTATAATCTACTCCGCCCATTGTCTTTATGGAATTTGAGAATTTTCCAATTCCATCAGCAATGCTTGTCATTTTCCCTATATCAAGTTCTTTTAGTTTTCCAAGTTCCCTTACACAACCACGTAATCCGTTTGTATTAACTCCGCTTAATGCGGAATTAACTTCTGTGAGTTTATTTGAAAGATTAGTCAGCGCACGTACTGCTTTTTCTGTACTACTGCTAATTTGTATATCAAGGGTATCAATGGTATTTTCAGCCATTTTATTTATCCCTCCTTTTTTTACAAAAAAATAAAGGGCAGACAAGACTTATTCATCCTGCCTGCCCTTTTCATGGTTAAGTTCAAAGTTTGCCTGCATGAGTTGCAAGCTTGCCAAAAGTGCGTTTCTCTGTTTTTTCTTTTCTTCTTCGGAAAGTATGCCTTCCTGTTTACGCTTTTCTTCCTCTGCTGATTCCAGTAAAGGTTTTTTCAAATACTCTGCTTTAGATTTTTTCCCCATTAAAGCATTCGCAACAGCCGTGAATGTGGCTGATGTTTCATAAATGCCAGCTTGCCAGAGTTCGGCATCTTTCCTCTTTTGGCGTATCTTTTCAGCTTCGAGATAAGGTTTTAATTCAGCTGGCGTAGAATCCATAAATTCTTCTTTGGATACACCGATAGAGAGGTATAAAGGAAGAATCTCTTGGTAAACAGCTTCTCGAAAAGTTAATTTTTCTTTTTGTGATCCTGTGGAAGCTTCGTTGCATTCTTCTCTACTGCCTGTGCTTCTGCTACTGCATTCAGCAGACCGGATAAAAAACCATTTTTCTCCAATTCTTTGTCAAGAAGTTGGTATAAATCAAATCCACTTTTTGGATTTTCCTCAGTTCCTTCATCTTCGTAATCGTCCAAAAGGTCGCATACTTTCTGGAATGCAACAGCCCTTTCGGAATCCGTCTCGTATCCAAATTCTTCTTTGTGTTTCTTCTGAAGCCCTGCCAGAAGTAGTTCCGGAAGAATAGAAATCAGTTTTTTAATGTCTCTTTCTTTTCCACCTGTAATTTCCTGTACTTTGTCCAGTACATCACTCTGCGTGAGAAGTCCATATCCAAATACAATCTTATATTCTTTTCCGTTTACGCTAAAAGTTACCATTTTATAATCCTCCCATTATTTTTTATAATTCTGATGTGGTTACAACCTTTGTATCGAGTCCTTTGTAATTATTTATAATTAATGATATCGGGATGGTCGCAGCTTCATTTTGGCCAATTTCCGGAAGAGGAATTGCTCGTCCTGTTTCAGCAATAACGAAAAATGCTTTGTCGAGATCTGGGAACGCAACTTCAAACCAGGTTGCAAAACCTTTGGTTTTTGCGTCTTTTGAGTCTTTAAAAAGTTTTTCGATTGCGGTTATAACGTCAGCATTCATGTTGAAAGTGACTTCCCATGAGCCGCCGGTATCCTGTCTTCCTGCCGCATATTGTGTGAAGTAATCTTCAAGTGCGGAAACATCAATCTGTTCAGTATCAAGACTTATTCCACCGATTGAATTACATCTTTTTAATTGAGTAAATGTAGTTGGCTTTACTCCCTTAGCGGTTTCTACAGCATAATGGAAAGTTACACCAAGAGTTGTTAAATCTGCCATTTTAATAGGCTCCTTTCTTAAAATTGAGTTTTAAGCACGTAACCCTGTGCAGGGAGATAGCGGATCACCGCCTTTCTACTCTTCTTTGTCTGTTTTCAGTTCCGGTAATCCTGCTACAGATGTAAGCAGAGATAAAAAGCCAGAAAGTAAAGATGCGGATAAAACCATTTTCCAATCGACGCTTCCGATTACAGTTGCGGTTCCAATGGTTGCTATTGCTGTTTGTGCGATTGTTTTTACAGCTCTAATTCCAGCCGCTTTCAGCCAAAGTAATTTGTCTGCTTTCATTTTTCGATGTTCTCCTTTCATATTTTTTGGTAAAAAAATAGAAGCATTTCTGCTCCTAATCTAATAAAGTTCCTGTGTATATTCGGCTGTATCTGCTCACAAGCTTTTTAATTCCACTGTCACCAAAAAACATGGGTTCCGGGCCATATGTACGACGGAATCCCATGCTCACCATAGCTTTGTGACTTATCTTGTCCAATTCATAAACTCTGGTTAGTGCTTTGCTCCCAGACGTGAAGCAATTTACTTGAAATGATGGCATTGTTGCGCATTCATCTCCTTCGAGGTCACCTCTTGTAATTGGATTTCCGAGCATATAAAGCTGTGCATATGCTTTTTTTTCGGAAGCATTTGTTTCGCTCCCGTCTATGGAATAATTGTCTGTGCCAGTAATCTTAGAAACAGCCGCTCCCCACCTTGAAAAAACTTCCAATACAGGGGATTCTATTGTGTCTGGCATATCTGTCACCTCACAATAAAAAATGCGCCCACTTTCATAGTGAACGCATTGCATTTTATGCTACAATTTAACACTGTAATTATAACATAATTGGTTGGTATCATTCAGTATACTTTAGTATCATCTTTAGGAAGAGAACACTTCTTTGGCAATTTTGCGAACAGCAATAATAACGGCTTGTTCTGCGTGATACATAGGCATGTACGCTCTATTTCCATATGAATGGTGTGGATGTCCGCTTTCATCTGTGTACCACCAGCCGTTTGGATTGTCCCAGTCTGATTTTTCTTTTTGGGAAGGATATGTTCCCATTCCGTAAGAATTTCCACTAGATAAAGGATAATCATTTGTACCGTATGTTATTCCTGCCGAAAATTCAATGAACAACACTTTTTCACCAGATAGTCTAACAGAAGCCCCGACGATATTTCCGTTTTGATCGTTAATGATTTCTGTATAGTAAGAGCCTTTTTCTTCATCCGGGATTGACTCCATGGTCGTTTGAATAACATCCAACCCGATTTCAGCCAATCGTTTTACAAAAATCTCATTTTTCCTCTGTATTTCATTTTGGTAAGCTTTTAATTTTTTGATGGCATTTTGAATAGATTTCGTTGATAAGTCGCATTTTATTGTCTTACCCATCTTCGTTTCCTCTCTTGGAAATTCCGTATCTGGCAATATTGCCTTTTTGTGTGTCTAAAATCTTCTTTAGTGTGTAGTCTGGCAATACTGTAGGTTCTCCATCTTCGTCCAAAATAAGACTTCCATCCTCGCTTATTTGTGGGATTCTGTCTATCCAAAATATGTCAGCTTCCTGTGGATGAAAATTTCGATTAAAGCTTGTAATATACCTGTCATAATCCGGCACTATTCCGGCTGCGATTTCTTCCGGCGTTCCGGCTGTGGATGATACGGAAAAAGAGTATAAAATTGGTTTCTCATAAACTTTAATGCGGTCTAATCCTTTTGTTTTTTCAGTAATTCGTGACCAATATACTTTTTGCTTTTGACGGACTAATCCTCTCATGCAATCATCCTTTCCGCTCCAACAGGAGCTACATATGTAAATTTGTTTCCCAAAATATCTCTGGCCGTGCCAATCACGAAATGGCTGTAGTCTGCCAGAATATTGCATACAAATTCCTCTGCATCCACCCAATATCGTTTCTTAACCATACGGTGAAGCTCTGGCAGTAGACCATAGCTGAACATCACGCAATGCCCTAATTCGTGGATAAATACACGGTTCAGAAGTTCTCCATGCAAGTTGCTTGCAATTGAAATTGTCATTGTAGAGTAATCAGATACAGCAAGTGTCCTTTGCCCTGTACGGTCAATCAAAACATTATCATTGGGAGAAACAAAGCGCACTCTCCATAAGTCCCCATTCATATAGAATTGTTTCAGCATGGTTTCTCACCATCCTTTCTACGAAAAAAGCCCCTGCCGCATTAATTTGCGACAAGGACTTAATTCATTTATTGCTCTAGTTCATCTGCTGTACAAGTCTGGTCAGGTCAGTTTTCATTGACTGTCTGAGCGTTGCATCTGCATCAGACCACATTTCCGTGAGATTACGGATAATATCAGATGTGTACTCCTTCATGGAATCATCCATTTTTCTTTTGGATTCCGTGTCTTTGGAATCATGATAATGCCTACGATTCTCATCGTATCTATCATAGGATTCGCCATATCTGGACTTCTTCCAATTCATATTCATACCATCATTTTCCATATCACTACGATCTGGATGATATCCCATGCGGTACATATTACGTTCAAACTCTGGATTGTTTAAATACTCGTCCATCCAGTCATCATCTTCCATGTACAGATATGGTCTATAACCTTTTCTTGTTCCCCTACCTTTTGGAGCGAAACGCCCATTTGAATAGCGGTAACGGTCATATCCCATGCGTCCAAGATACTTTTCTTCCTGTTCGCATTCATCCATAGCTTCCACGATACGATAATCTTTATCAGCGCAAATCGCACACTTTACGGATTCCATACAGTCTTTCAGATCGTCCCAGTCTTGAGCACTGAGATTATCAAATCCATGTGTTTTGGCTTTTTCCATAGCCCATTTTCCCATTTCCATTGCTGTCTTATGCATTCACGATACCTCCCCTCTTCACAGCCTGTACAACATTTTCAGCTGTTGGGGCTGTACCATTGATTGCAGTCAGATTATTGTTCGGACTACATGCCGGATTTCCTAACATTTTGAACGCTCCACCAGTAGCACTTGTTGCAACTCTGGTTGCATATTTTGTTCTGGTTCTTATGCCACATGCTGTTACCTGTGCGCAACAACGATTCTCTAACGGATACAAGGTTGTTCCTGTTCCTATCTGAATCATTACTGGGGCGGTAATTGTGGTCGTATTTGGAATAGATTGCGCTAAAACAATGCAGTATTTTTCTCCATTATTGTAGCTTCCTTCCGGGATAGTAACCACAAGATTTCCACCTGTGAATGCAATTGCAGTAGACAGCACAAGGTGATTGCAAAGCTTACAAACATTCTTACATGCCATATCTTTTACCTCTCAATCAATAAGAGGTGAGCCGCAACCCACCTCTTAGAATTAGTCAACCTCTAAGGGCGAGTTACTTAGCAACAACCACTGTTGCATCCACATCCATTATTTCCGTAATATCCATACAAATTGCTTGCAGGATATGCCGGAACAGGAAGCGGTGCAGTGCGTCTGAGAATTTCTGCTGTATTTGCGTTCATAGCCGCCTGTAATACCGCATTCTGGTCGGACTGTGAAGCCGCCAGTTTAAGTGCCTGATTCTCTGCTCTGAGGTCTGCTGTCTCTTTCTGGCAAAGATAATCAAGGATTGCTCTTGTGTTGCTGTTCTGATTTTCCAGAAGGTCTCTGGTGTTATTGTTCATTGTGTTCTGCAATGCACAAGTGTTGGTAGCCAGATTGTAATTTACGCCCTGGATAGCTTCTCTGGTCTCGCAGCAACAGTTCTGGAGCTGTGCCTGTAATGCATTGGTATTCTGCATACCGGCTACAGTATCAGCATTGATTGCCTGCTGAATTCCGTTGAATCCTTGAAGCATTCCAACATTCACGCCGTTGAAACCGCTCTGCATGGTATTGTTAAGCGCATATGTGCTATCGCAAATACCCTGCTGAATACCTCTAATACCATTCTGAATATCATTCAGAGCAAAGCCCTCATTGATATCTGCTCTGGTAGCCCATCCTTGGAAACCTGCACCATTTGTACCGTTTCCACCATTGCCACCCCAGCCACCAAAGCCGCCGAACCCGCCCCAGCCGAAGATTGCAAAAATAAGGACAAGCCAGATAAGGGAAAAACCATCGCCGCCCCACATGTCGTTTGCACGGTTATTAGAGCCTGTAGCGGCTGCAATGTCGCTAAGACTATAATTTGAACCATTCATCATGTTTTTAGTCTCCTTAAATTTTATTTACAATAGGAGACATCCGCGGCTGTCATCCCAAATTGTAGCGATTTTAAATCACCCAATTATGGGGAAGTTATTTCATCCCTAAAAATTTTTCCAAAATTCCTTCGGGAGAAAAATTCTTTTCTTTAAATATATTTTGCTGAACTTGGTGTAATTGTTCTGTATCACCATGTTTGTATAAATCCAAAGCATTTTTCAATGTTGGATTGTTACCTGCAAATTTACTCATATCGTTCATCATGTTATCAACACTTCCGAACCTCTGAGAAATCATTTGCTGAATTTTTTGTTTCATTATTGTGTTTGGGTTGAAATTCATCTCTGATTACCTCCCTTCTGTGTCTTGGGCGGTTCAGATTGTATTGGCAATAATTCTTTAATTTCGGAAATCTCTGCGTGAACATCATCACGAAGTTGGTTAATCAGCGAAACAATATCAACTTGATTTGTCTTATTGCTTTCTGGTTGTTCTCCTTCATTTACAAGTCTATAAGTGAAAATTCGGCTTCTGCCATCTGCCTGTAACTGTTTTCGGTAAACTTCTGTACCGTCAGTTTTTGGATAATAAACAGGGTTTCCAGACATATCTACGTCTTTCGCCTTTACAGTATCAATACCGTCAACCATCTGTCCTTGCAACATGGGGATTTGTGGTACTTGTGGCATTTGTTGTATTGGTTGCTGAATCTGTGCCTGTCCGTATGGCATTGCCTGCTGATAACTGTTCTGTAATTGTGCTAATCTATCTTGATACGGCTGTATTTGTTGAAATGGTTGTGAAAAATACGGATTACCATACTGCATATCTCAAACCTCCCTTGTTTTTATAATTATATTTTACAATAATAAGAGGTTGATTAACACGCCATGATAACGCCATAAATACGCCACATTTTATGAATACAAAGAAAAGCCCCGACAATACATCGGGGCGACTTTCATAATTTTCTTCTTTAATTTTCTGTTTATGCGGTCTACGGTTCTTGTGCTGTAGCCCATGATTTCTGAAGCTTCTGCAAGTGTTTTTTCTTCGTAAACACGCAGTCGAAATAACTCTTTTTCTCTGGAATCAAATCCAGCTTCACGCAAATAGAAGATTCTTTCATCTTCCGAAAAGTCTTTATAATTATCCATTCCACCGTCCTCCCTGTTAGTGGAATCAATATTACACCGGGAAAATGCCTTTAAGAGCAAAACCTAAAACAATACCAATTATTCCAGTTATGACATAAGCAATAATTTTGTCCTGTAATTTTCCTGGCTTTTCCATGAGTGATTTTAAATTGTCGTTCATTTCGTCAACTGTATCTTTGATGTGTCCCAGATCGTTGTTGTATAAAGCAATTTTCTGTTCTAGCACATTGATACGATTAAAAAAGCCTTCATCCCTTTTGGAATGCTTTTCTTTCATCTCATGGACGGCACTTTCCAATTCTTTCAAGCGGTGTTCGTTGATACACTCGTGTTCACATCCCATCGCTATTCCTTTCCATCACTCCCATTTTTTAAGATATTGCTTCTACCCACCTAATTTGAAGCACCCCTGCGATACGTGGGAGGATTGACGTATCACGCACACACCATCTTAGAATCCGATAAATGGAAAAACACCATGATTTACATAAATTTCAGTTTCGGAAGTCCAATTTCTGTTTACAGAAGATTCGGAATGTGATCCTTGAAATTCAGCTCCCTGTTTCACCAGAAAGAAAAGAGCCAAATCAAATATGCAATCATAGCAGTTTTCCATATCGGAATTTATTTTCTCATCACTGTAGGATGAAGGATAATTCCTTTTCTTCTTAAATGAACGAATAGCCCTCTCTGCTGAAAGAGGAATCATCCTCGCTGTTTCTACATCATCTTCAAGATAATTTGTCAAATCTTCTATAAGCTGTTCGTCCATTTAATCACCTACCTTTGCTGAGATAAAATCTCTGATATTATTCCAGCCTTATTAGTTGCTGTTAGGGCATAGCCGTTATCACTTGCGAGCTGTCTTAACTGAGATACAGTCATATTAGACAACTCGCTTTCTGTATACTTATGTATTGATTCATTGTAAACACTTGCTACAGATGGTGACTGGCTGTTTTCATCGAGACTATGCCCGGTTATTCCCCCGCCTTGGTACCGATAACGATACCGCCGTTAGCTTTCGGTGCGACCGGAACAAACATACCGGATGCTTTTGTCCACACTGCAACTGGGTCTGGTGTAGCCCACATGGAAAGAGTAACAAAGGAACGATTCTCTTCCTGGATAAACTGTCTGTATTCAAGCTCTTCTGGTGTCACACCCCAGAGGCCAACACCGAAAGAACCGTTAGCATCTGCTTCATACAGAGTAAATACATCCTCTTTGAGGTATCTGGCTGTTTTCAGGGTTCCATCTGCTTTTCTGAAATTAAAGTTCTCATCACAACGATCAATTGTGATTCCATATTCCTGCATAAGCAGATTGGCAAGCTCCTGCTTTGTGAGAAGCCTTTTATTTGCAGCACCCAGAACAGCTGTCTGCATTGCAGTGTTGTTCCGCATGTAGTTAATCATTTTAAGAGAAGTAACAGCTTTGTTTACTACATAGCCATTGCCTTCTGCTAAAGCTACCATTTTCTGGATATCGCCCATGATATCTGCATCTGGCTTAGACCAATCAGTAAGCGTTACTTTTGCACTTGCTGGAACGCCATAGTCAATTCCCATGTCAACATGGTTCTCTTTGATTGTTACAGCACCAGTGGAAAGGAACTGTCCTTTCATAACATTTGCTCTTGTAACAACGCCCTCGAACAGTCTGGCTGCATCATCAAATACAAAGTTTTTCAGCGCTTCATTATCCGGCACACCGTTTTCAATTGCCTGCCGTAAGTTTTCGGACTGATTGATTTTTCTCTTAATGAAGAGTTTTTCAGTCAGGACTTTTTCAAATCCAGGTCTTGTGCCGATTTCTGCTTCGCTATCAAGAGCGTGGACGAATGCAACTTCCGGGAGATTCTGTCCAGCCATAAGTCTGTAATACTCTGCTTTCAGATACTGGGTTTTTGTATCTGGGAAAATGGTATCGAGGATACCTGGTCTTTTAACGCTGAAATTCTGAGAAAAATTAAGTCTTTCTTCTTGGGTAATTGATTCCAAAATATTAAATGGCATTTGTCATACCTCCTTAAAATACTGGGTCTTCTGTGACTACAAAAACAATTCCCGCTTTTTCAAGCTCTGTTTTTGCAGTAGTGTTAACTGTTACTGGAAGCCTCTTTTCGAGAACACGTCCTGCGACAATCACGGAAATTGGTCTCTTGGTATCATCTGTCATATCAACATCTTCAAATACAATGCCGATTGCGCCTGTTGCATTTGTTGGATATACGGAACCTGCTTTAATAATTTTCTTAGTTCCAACTGTTTCAGCATTTGTCTGATCTGCTGTGTAGGTTTTGAGTACAAGTCCGACCTCGGATTCAAGAATATTTGGAGTGGACTCATACTGCTCTGTTTTCATAAAAGCCATTATTTATATCTCCTTTACTTAAATATTTACAGGGGCGTTACCGTCCACTGATTTAGTTTCCTGGTTCTTTTTTGCTGAGTAAGCTTTTGCAAATTCAGCAGCATCGCTTTTTACTGTAGCTTTACTACCACTACCACCGCCTGGATTCGGAGTATTTTCCAATGCTTCCTTCTCCCAAGCTGCTTTTGCAGTATCAAGTGCTGTTTTATTTGCTTCGGAAACTCCCTTGACAAAAGTTTCAACTTCTTTCATTACATCCTCGGATTTCTCACAAGGCATGGACGCATATGCTTTAATAGCGCTTGCGTAAGTTTCACTTGAAAGTCCTGCGTTTGCGAACATGGAAGTAATTTCACTGGTAAGGGCTTTTCGGTTGGATTCTGCGAGTGCAGCTTTCAAATCAGCTAATTCCTTATCCACTGCTTCCTTTTCTTTCTTGCGTTCAGCTTCTAGCCGTTCGGCTTCGGTCATGTTTTGCTTTTTCAACTCTTCCAACTCTTTTTCCAGGGAATCTGCTTTTTCAGCTTTTTCCTTCAGAGAAACATTTTTGTCTTTCTCTTTCTTAGTTTCAGCAGAAATAGAATCAAGAAGCTTAGAAACCTGTTCCTCGGAAGGTTCTGCAACTCCCATACCGATAAGTGCCTGTTTTGCCTGTTCTCTTGTCATTGAAATCTCCTTTCTTCCAGTCCAATACGCTTTTTCAACACGGTTCGCTCCGCACATGGTCTGTACCCGATTTACGCTCACGGGCTGTTGCAATTTATTTGATTTTGGGTATTAAAAAAGAAGCCTTAGATTTCTCTAAAACTCCTTAAATAATCGAAATTTGGTTCATTCTTCGTTAGATGGAGAATTTGCCATTGGTTCTGTTTTGGACGGATTTTGAAACTTTCCGTCAAGTAATTGCTGTGCTTTCTGCATTTCCGCTTCCGGGTCTGCCAGTTCCGGGTAAATAGTTCCCAGATACGGTAAACTCATTTCGTAGACTTTCTGCGGATCACTGAAAAGCCCACAAGTAATCAATGCAATAAGCGGATGAATTTTATTTTTAAACAGATAATCAAGTGCCTGTGCTTTTACAAGCATATTGTCTGTTGGGTTTCTGGTTATCTTCACATCGAAATCTCTGGTTGAAATATTAACATCATTTGATGTACCACGGATAATATTCAGAATAATTCTGGCAGATTCCTTTTCAGCTTCCTTGGTGAATGCTTCTACCAATTTTGCATCTCTCTCTGCAAAATCCCATCCATTACGAAGGTATACAGCATTTCCTGTATCTCCTCCGCTATTGCTTTGTCGGTTTGGCATTGCTTCCACAATCAGCATATTATTGTAGATATCATCCTTTGCAACCTGGCTCTCTGATTGATTCAGTTCAGCGGTCATCAGTTCAACATCCGACTGGCAGCCATTTCCGGTATCTTTCACAGAGATTGCACCAAGTTTTACCATTTTCAAAAACTCGTTTTCGTCTACCTCACAGTTCTTAAACTTCATAAAGGCTTGCACAAACTGTTCCACGCCATTTAATCTATCGGACTGGTATTTGTTAATTGCATCAAATAAGGTGATTGCAATTTCAACATCTGAAAGCCTGTCATGATTATTCGGGCATTCAACAATAGGAATTCCTCCAAAACCGTTGATGCCATATTCGGTTACTTTTCCATTCGTGATTTTGAAAAACTGTTTCTTTGAATAGCATAAGTAGTATTGTTGCTCATCTTCATCCTTCAAAATCTGAACGGACAGCATTGGTTTTCCGTTCCTCTGCGAATATACAATGTAACAATCACCAGGATACGGAATAAAGATTCTAAACGGCGGTAAATCTCCGTTTTCTGTCCAGTCCTCTTCTTTCAGAATAGCCTTATAAGAAGTTCCTGTTGCACTTTGGTATATTGCTCTCTGGATGTTTCTTGCATCTGCATTGGCTTCATCCAGATAATCATTCAGCAAATCAACTTGCTCATTTATTTTTTTGTCTGCATTTTTCTTTTTACATACATATTGGATTGGTTCCCCGCAAATCTGTCCAGCTTTAAATTTTACAGTTTCAAATGCGTGATTTTCAACCACTCTGTTATTAACTTCTGGACGTACTATTTTATTTCGATACAATATCGGCTGATCACCTTTCATGTACCGATACAAGTAATCAATCAATGTTCGATTTCTATTATGTATGCCAATTGTATCTGATACTACTTTTACTACATTTTGTGGAGTGATTCGGTCAACGCCTGTGTAGGCTACTTTTCGCCCGAAATCACCTCGGCATAAATCTACAAAATTCATTGTATTTCTCACGAGCCGAACCATCCTTTCTGCAAAATAAAAAGCACTGGATGTTTTAATCCAATGCTCTACTTTATATTCTACACATATTAAAAGTATTTTTCAGTATACTTCGGTATCATCTTTCGAAACCTTTTATCTTTTTTATTTCTGCTATGGCTTTTAAATGCTTTTTTTTAATGTGAATCTCTGAATAACCCATCTCATCTGCAATGCGAACCAAAGATTTGTACTCAACATAGTGCTTAAATAATATGTCATATAGTAATGGATCTTCAACCTGTTCTATGGTTCGGACTATTTCTTGTCTTTTTTGTAAAAATTCAGATATCATTTCTGAAATCTCTTCTCGCAGATCAAATATCTTCGCAATCATATCTCCCATCGGATCACGTTTTACAGAAGTTTGTACCTTTTCTCCAACAGGAATTGCAGATACACTTGTGGAAAGAGAACTGAGCTGTTCTTCTTCGATAAGCTTATTTTTGATTCTGTTATCATAATTTTCAATCTGGCGTAAATATTGAGCTGTAGTCATCATACTCTATCTCCTTCCCCACATAAAATTTTTGGTTGCTTTTACTTCTGCAAATCTTTTGCCGGCAAGCGTTATTGCAAGCTGCGTAACTCCATCGGCAGCGTCATCATGTTCATTATCACCAATATAGACGAATGTAGTTAATTCATCCATAGCCTTTTGATACTGTTTATCTTGATATTTCGGAGCCAAAAATATAAAATTTTGCTTAACATCCCCGGAATATTGATTTATTTTTTCTTTTTTTGCTTGTTTTGAAGGTGCTTTTGTACTTGTCGTGCTGCAAGCGTATTTATGTTCTTTCAAGCGTTCATTTACATAATAGGCATACATATCTCCACCATTATTCGCTTCAAAATTAATGGATTGAATATTATTACCCATGATTCTTCCAACAACTAATGGCAATGTTCCTTCTTTTGGTGCCGTGCTGAAAATCCAGTCATAAATATACACATCTCCATTTTCGTATTCTGCGCCCACTGGCATTGATAAGCTATCACCGCCACCCCACGCAACATCACAGGCAGAAACATTTTTAACAAATCCACCTTCTGGAAGAACGCCGTTATAATATCTCAATTCGTCAGCTGCAAACACAATTCCTTCACGTAAGAAGGGCTTTTGCTGATATTTGGCTTCCCATTCGTTAGCGTCTAATCTAGCTTTCATATCGACATAATATTTTGTTGAAAATCCAACGCCATACTCATAATCGAAATTCGATTTACCCTCATCATTCAAAGCTGGAATTTTTCTAAACCGATACATTGGATTATCGTGATTTAGCTTCTCGATTTTTCCGAGAGGGTCATATAAATTCCATCTGGTTCCAACCATAAGCTCCCTTGCGCCTTCAATCTTACGGTCAACCATCTTATTCAGATATTCTTGATATGTATTTTCTAATCGGGTGGGGCTTAATGAATGTTGTCTATCTCTTACAAGGTCATCCACATACAAATAACCATCGGAAGAAATATCAACGGCACCTGTCCAAGTACCTTCAATACCACGGCAAGTCATTGTTGCAAATCTATTTGGCTTGTCCAGGTTTATTTCAAAATCATCAGCACTCTGTTTTTGAAGTTTCGACTGTGGAAAAATTTCACTATAGTTGTATTCCTGTGTATTAATGAGATTAAGAAGTTCTCCGTAAAATCCTTTTGCCAGTTTTCCAGAATGACCACCCATGGCACTATGGCTATTTGGTCTTTTACCCATTATCCATGACATAAAGAAAATACACATAGTAGATTTTCCAACACGGCTTGGGAGTGATAAGCCGTAAAACTCTATCTTTCTTTCTTCCAAATCTTGTAGGTCTTTGGCTACCACATGTAGTGTTTTTTTTCGTGGAATATAAAATTTCTTGCTGTCCGGTCTATTTTTCTCCATATAAAGCAAGTAACTTTCAAATAAATGTGGTGCTTCCAGTAGCAAATACTGCCAATAGATATCGTCAAAATTACCACTTCCAGTTAATGCAGCACACTTCTCTGCTATGTTATGTGAGTATTGACTTACTTTCATAGCCATTTTCCGTGCTTCTTGATTCTCGTTGAAAGGAAGGTCAATATTCATATTTAAGAGCAAATCAAGGCAATCTTTTTGATTTTGATAGATTGTCATGTCACTACTGATAATCTGATTTAGGACTGTCCGATACCATTCGAGCGAGCCTTCTGTAATTTTTCCCATAAAAATAGAGCCAGACCTCCTTTCTTTTTAGGATTTAGTCTGGCTCTCATGTGGCTCTCTTGACTGGTTTACTTATTATTCAGCATTCTCATCAGCTGTCATATCTCTTGTATCTACGATTGTAGAAGTGTTACCTCCTTGAATCTTTGGTACTTCACCATTCCATTTATCAATTTTCTGTTTTTCAATCAGTTCGGGAGTAAGAGATTCTGCGATTTTTCTATTTGCTTCTGCTTCAGCTTCTGCTTTAATCTTAATAGCTTCAGCTTTACCTTCTGCATCAATTTTGGCCTGTTCCGCTTGGATAGATGCTTTCTCCTTTTCCTGTTCAGCAGCAATCAGTGCAACTTCTTTATCTTTATCAGCTTGTACTTTTGCTGTTTTAGCTTCAATGTTAGCAAGTTCAAGCTCCTGTTGAGCGTTCACTTTCTTCTGAATTGCAGCCTGTGTTTCATCATCAGTGGAAATGGAAGTAAAGTTTACTGTATCAATAATAATTCCGTATGGCTCAAACTTCTGCTTAAGATATTCGTCAAGTGCTTCATTCAGTTCCTGGCGTTTATCACCGAAAACATCTGTTACTGGATACTTTGCTGTTACTTCCTGCGTCCACGCTTTCATCTTAGGCTTGATAAAGGTGTTTTTTACGGATTCTCCTGATTGACCTTTGAACTGAGTAAACACATCGGTAACTCTATTTTGATCGAATTTATAAGAAAATTCAAGGTCAACTTGAAGCGATTTACCATCTGCTGTTGGTGTCTTGAAGCTTTCATCTTTTGGAGAATCGCCCTTATCCTCAGATGTAAGATAAGACTGCTCGATTCCAACGGAATACAGTGAAGTTTTTACTGTAGGTGAAATCAAATGCCATCCTTGTGTAAGTACATTCTTAGAGATTCCTCCGTTCATTTTGTACTCTACCGCAATGTAACCAGCTGGAACTCTCACGCTGCACTTTGCAACACATATAAGCCCTGCAATGATTGCAATAGCTAATCCAATTCCACCTAAAAGTCCTTTTTTCATTTATTATCCTCCTCTTTTTGACTTTCGTCTTTATTTAACTCATCAATAGCATTTCTGCCAATGTGGTTCAATAATTTACCTAGTGGTTGAAATAATTTGTAAAGCAGGAACCATACCGCTGCCGCTCCACATATCACTAGAAATATAAATACTGGATTCATAAATTCTCCTTTACTGGCCATTCAAAGCCAAAGTCTGAACGTTTGATTTTGCATTGTGGGCTTCCGTCTTTCCAGAAAACTAATCCTTCTATTTCGTGTTCAGAAAGATATTTCTTGATTCCCTCAAATGTTCTTTCGACTTCTACAACATTTCTTCCATGCGGGACAAGATCATCGTAATTATAGTTATATGGATTTCCGTTAAAATGTTTTCCAATAGCTTCATACGTGCCGTCCACCCATGGGCTAAGATTACATTGCATTGAAAAGTTATACGCTTTTACAAACCACTTATCAGACGGATTATTATCATCAACCTTTACCCACCCCGGCCAATGGCCTGTAATGGAATCTGGATCACAACAAGGGATAAATCCCTCTGGTGGTGCTTTTCCTTTCTTACAGTCGTATCGTTTATAATATTTTCCGTCAATTACTGCACAGCAAGAACCATCGTATTTGACCGTCGCAATCCCTTCTCCCTCAAGTACCCATTCCATACCCGGATGCACTTTTGGAAGAACCTTTACAACCTTATGGTCTTTAAATTCTCGTTCAAATAATGTTGGTATCTTTTTCACTCTTATTCCTCCCACAAAAATTTGTCTGTTCCTCGTCCGTTATCAACTACTTTTTTCAAAATAAGTATTCCGCACTTTTTACAATAACACGGATGAAAACGTTGATTAGAGTCGCGTGGATTAAATTCATCAAAATCATAATTATAAGGATTGGATATCTTACAATCTTCAAAATCATGGTCACATTTTGGAATCTTCATATAATCACCTCAATCCAGAATCCCTAACTGTTTATAAGTAAATATAGCTGTATACTTTTTTCCACATTTGTAGCAAGTCTCTGTAATGGTGCAAGTCTTTTCTTTGTCATTACATTTCGATTCTGTATCCGAACTTTTGAACTTGCATCCACCTGTCAAAATGCATTTAATCCGTTTTGTGTTCATTTGGCCATCTTCTTTCTTTCGAGATAGACTCATTCATATACATGCATTTCCATTCAGGAATTTCTTCTGATGATGAATAGGCTTCAGAAGATTTATTCCAGCGGACAACCATAATAGCATACTTGATTCGACCTATTTTATAATCTGGAAAGTATTTCTTGAGTTTTGAATAATAGAAGAACGATGTAATAAATGTTTTTATCTCCCTCATACATTCACCTCAAACTCTTTCTTACAGCTACTACCTTTACACTTCAATTTAAGATGCTGAATTTTTGTCTCTGGGCTAATCAGAAGTGCTTTCTTCTGGCAAAAAGGACAACAGGCGTATTTCGTTCCGTTGATATTCCTTATCAATGCCTGTCCATTCCACGGTTCTGGTGGGTTCATGTATTCAGAAAAATCTATTCCTTCGGATTCTAATGCTGATTTAATGCTCATTAAAAATCTCCTTAAATTTCTTCCGATTAAAACCATTGTCTTGATTTCCCCAATACGGATATTGGTGTAAGCTTTTTATCATGTACTCGTATGGATGTACTTTTGCAAAGTCGGCAATTTCTTTGACAGGTGCCTGTTGCATCTTCGCCCTCCGTTCTGGACAACCTTTTGTTTTTTTCTTGATCCATTAATTTTCCTCCGCTTCGGAATCCCATGTATTTTACGGAAATTGTTCTGGTTTATTCGGTCTGGGGCAACTAGTGTCCAAAATAGTTCATCACTGAATTTACATTCAAATTCAATACTTAATGGCTTACCTATGCTACAAAGTGTACCGTCCTCATTTCTGTGAAGAATACCGCCTTCGATAACAGTACCATCCGAAATTGAAATCTCTGGTATTGTTTCAATAACTTTTCCATTACATGTAAAGAAATGCTTTAATTCGTTCTTTTCGCCCATATCAGCACATTCCTTTGTTTTTCCTTAAATTAGCGTATCGGTCAACTATAACATCTATTGTTGTATAAAGCTGATTGATTGTGATGCAGTCATCCTGGTGGCGTTGTTCATACCATTCGATAGATGGATGACCAGTATCTATATTTTCAATTTCATCAATCGGAATCTTCCAGTTATCATTTTCAAGAAGCTTTTGGTTAAGTGTCTCCGATAAAGCTTTATAGTCCAGGATTATATGCTGTTTCTTCTCGCATTCTTCAGATAACCGAACAACTTCTTCTTTCAACTGATCTACAGTCCAGTTTTCCATATCCTCAAATTTCATATTTACCACCTCTGTCTTCGAAAATTGTTTCTTCCAAGCATAAATTTTTCGGCTGAAAAATTATCCTCTACATCAATATGTGCTTCACGGTCTTGCACCTCATATCCGTTTGGAGTTAATTCAAGTTTTGCAGTATATTGAGCGCCACAATTGGTGCATTGCCATGTCACATTTAAAAAGATTTCTTTTTCTCTAAAAGGTTTTGCGTAATCGGAATTTTCGCATTTCAATATTCCACCGCAAACAGGACAATTGCGTTTATCAAGTAAATCTAGCATTCAAATTCCCTCTTCTGTCTGTGTTTCATCTGACAGGCGATCATTTTAGCTATGTTTTCACGTTCCTGTTTTATTCCATGCCCCTGCCGGAACAGCTCACACTCAAGGATATTTCCGCATTTGGAGCATTCGTCTTTGATTTCTTTGCCGAATACTTTCATTCCACATCTCCGTATACCAGCAGTTTAATAAGCTGCTCTTCTGTAATTTCCTTTGCATTGATTCCAAGCCATAAATTTTTATATTGCAAAGAATTATATAGTTTATTAATTCTACTTACCCGCATTTCAAACGGTTTGTCACTTTGTAAGAAATAACTAGCTGCGCCACGAAGTGTTTTTGTTCTATGAGGTGAATTAATAATGAAAATCTCTACGGTACATGTTTCTGTTTCCAAAATAAACGTTTTTCTATTGAACCGCACTATTGATGTTTCGTTATGTATTTTATTAAATAATTTTATCAAAAAATAATCTGCATCTTTATAATCAACCGCCAAGTACAACGCTGATATTTTACTCATACACCCTCCCAGTATTTACAACAATCGTCCAGACATCTAAAGTCTGCACAATGTTCACTGTCACCATTGAAGCAAGCCCATGTGAAGTCATCATGTTTTCTACAATTCTTGCAACATTTTTCTTCCATAAACACCTCTTGTTAAAAAAAAATCCAGTGTGCCGACTTGAACGGCATAAACCTCCCAACGAGAAACACTGGAACTTTAAGGGGGAAAATGCAACTTCTGGCAATGGCAATTTGCCAGATAGAAACAACAGGAATCGAACCTGTGTCACATGATATTCAATATCATTGCTCTACCACTGAGCTATGTTTCTTTTTTCATCATAAAACGCTAAACTAGATGATTTTTTTAGAATCCCCGACTACCACTCCTCACGGGCATTGGTCTTATCTCTCTAAAAAGTTTTTGCACAAGATCGCTAGTGAGTTGCGTCTATATGCCTGCACGAATGCACACAAACGCATCCGCATTTATGTGCAAGAACTAACAATAGCTATGCTAAAGTAAGATATCCTATCTACACCTGGTAGATGGAATTGCAGGAGACGGATTCGAACCGCCGTTCTCAAGGATATGAGCCTTGCGAGATTCCACTTCTCTATCCTGCCGGAACCCGGAAAAACCGGGTTAGCAATAGGTTTATCGTGTTATGCTTTCCACTATCTACAAGTTTTAGTGCTGTAGATTCACTGGATATTTTTATGCGCCTTTGAACGGCATCTCTTGAAAACTCCTTTTATTAACGTGCGCTGCGTTAATATTTTTAACTCAGAGATATACCAGCCGGGAAATCAGATCCATTTAAGCTACGCCGTATCGCACCTAAATTCACCTAATCCACACGCTCAACTGGAAGTTTTTTCCACCCATATTACGGATGAATGGCATTTAGAAGAAATAGAAGCTCTGGGATTCGAACCCAGGACTTACGACTTATGAGGCCGTTGCTCTTACCGCTGAACTAAGCTTCCTAAGATACCGAATTATTTGACCGCCATGACAAACAATCCGGCACTGTTGCAGTTCTTGACCACCAGCCGCAACAAAGGTTTTCTGAAACACTTTTAGATTTCAGAAAATAGTGTTATAAAATGAACTTGCGGCATTAGCGAAACCGCAAACTGGGCTAACTGGATTCGAACCAGCAAATGCAGCAGTCAAAGTGCTGTGCCTTAACCATTTGGCGATAGCCCATTATCACCCGGGCGCACCATTAAAGCCCGGGGAAATCGTGATATATAAGTTTATGTAATTAGTATAATAAGTAATTAACACTTAAGCTACTCTGGATGCCTCGACTTATCACTTTCATAGGTTTTCCCGAGCCTACATGGATTAAGTCGAAGCGGCGCTTTTATGAATTTAACCCTTTCGATTAACTCAATCGGGATAATTCCAATTGGAATTAGTAGATACATGGGGTTCTCCTCTTATTCTGCAAAAATCCAATCCTCTGCTAACATATCTGCTTGAGATGCAAGCCATCCCATCTGTACGCCAGATGTTCCGACAAAAGCAATGGCTTTGTTTCCGATTGCATCATGTTCACAATTTACAATTTCATTATCAGCAGTCTTATATGAAATTCCAGTGGCAATCTGAATGTACTGTTTCTTTCCATTCCAGCCTTTACGAGACACTTTAAGTCCTCTTTTCAGATAACGGATAGCGTCACCAAATCCAAATGTTGACTGACCACCAAGAACACCACAGTTATTCTCATCAGCAATCATCCAGTCATCTCGCTGTGTGTGCATGAAAGTATATTCTACTCTCTGTGTTTCACGGATATCGAGAACTGCTCCCTGGCCTTGATCGGAATCTTTTGGTCTGCAATGAATCATAATCGTCTGTTTTTCATCGTCCCAACACCAGTAACCATTCCATCCTGGAAGTTTCACTTTTGCTCCCTGTTTCATAAGTTTTAATGCTTCTGAAAATTTCATTTCTATATCCTCCTTTACCTCGTGCAAATTAAGAAAATATTCAGTGCGAAACATATTTCTAAACAAATACAGAATAAAATCTGTATTACGCTTGTCTTTCCTTCTTCGTCCAGTATGGCTAAAGTACCGGCAAGAACCAGAACGAAAAATGCAAGATTTACAGCTGTTCCGATTACATTAAGTGCATTCATTTTCTTTTTCCTCCCCAATTAAGAAGTCCAGAATTTTTTCTGCAATCTCTTCCTCTGGCTCAAATGGCATTCCACAGTAATTGTATGATTCTAAAGCCGATTTTAGGCTTGATTTGAAGCCATTGTAAATTTCTCCGTGTTGTAGTAATTCGTGCCTTAAAACTGAAATTGCATCAGCAATTGATTGAGAAGTGACACTAATTTGTGCCAAGCACTCCATTTCAATGTCTGGAACAGCCATCATTTTAAACTCAAATACTGGAATTTCATATACTGCGGTATGGAAATTTATTGATCTTACTCTCGGAACTTCATTTCCATCAATGAAATATTTTGTGCCGAGCCAATCATTGGGGTTGGGGTTTGTGATTTTTACTAAAGACATCTTCGCGCCCCTTTCTTTTAGTTTCACAGTAGAGAAGGAGGTGTTTCGCAATCTCTTCCAACTGTAGAATGTTGTATTTTGGAATTTCCCATGTTTTCTGCTCCAATAATGAAGACAGTGGAATTTTCTCAGTCGGTAGTTCGTTAGTTACTGTGGCATTGATAAGCATAGACGCTACATCAATGGGGGATTCGGGAAGACTATCCTTGTTATCACTTATTGGTGCGTATAGCATGGATAACTTTTTCCATTCTCCGTTTTCCTTTGAAAATACTTCTCCATTTTGTACTTTAAGTATTCCAGTAGCATCTCTTGGAATATACTCTTCTTTTTCACATGAACGGACATCATTCCCAATACTGTATAAAAAATAATTCATCATCCTTCTTCCACCTCCCCGAAATATTTCTTGTAAAGGTCAATGTCTTTCCTTCCCAATAATATTTTTATATTTTCTTTGTCTTCAACTTGCAAAGAGCCATAAGCAATATGTACCCACGTTGTTATTGTATTTTCTTCTTGGTTCTCTTCTCTATAGCCATTAATAACTGTAAATGCTGAAAACCAATTTCCCTTTGCTGTTAAAAAATAAGTCTTTTCTGAATAACATGTATATCCGTAATGGTCGCAGTCAATATTATCGGTAAATATCTTTTCTGCATTTTCTGTGTTGTAAAATTTCCCATCTGCACATATTCCACTCGAATGAACAACTATATTGTCTTTCCTTATGCGTTTGGTATCTGCATTCGGGAATTTCTTTTCGTATTCTTCTGGAACTGAAACGCCTTTTTTATTTTTTGAAAAAAATTTAAGCACGTCTTTTCCTCCCAAAATATTCATCAACTGCCTGTCTTACGATATCCGATACACTCCTGTCCGTCCGGTTCTTCTCTTCCAGGAGTCTTTTTTTCTGTTTTTCGGAAAATCGGATGCGGATGGATTCGGATTGTGGGTTTGGTTTCATAAGCACTTACCTCAACTTACAATTTCAATTGGATATCCTAAATATGCTTCCAACTCTGAAACAGTCAGTTTACGTGGTTTCTTTATTTCAACATCAACACGCTGTATGATGTTGTCTGTTGTCTTTGCGATTGCCTTTCCAGTATAACTTTCAAGCTCTTCGTTTGCATATACATTCAAATGTTCATATCCATATGCCCGGCACCATCTTGCAGCTGAATTAACAATTTTTCTTAGCTCTTCTTGCTCATCACCAAACAACTCCGAATATCTAACCGCCTTGTTGAGGTCGCTCAAACTTACTCCGCAAGAAGCCACAACATGTTTATATGGACTTCCAATAAAATGAAAATATCTATTCGATTCCATTGCTTTTTGGCCTTTTGGCAAGTTGAATCCTTGAGCTATTGCTTTTTTAAGCAACTGTTCTGATTCAACATTGTTTTCTGTAACAATGCACTTATTTGTGAAATCAATCATTTTTATCCCCCTCTAAAAGTTTATATAGCTTGCTTCTTGAAACTCCCATAATCTCGGCAAATTGCACTTTAGTTATTTCCCCTCTTTGCCAGCTACGTTTAGTTTCTTTAAAAAGTTCCTTATCTATCTCTTTTTTGGCACGGCCTTTATATTTGCCCTGGGCTTTTGCAATTGCAATACCTTCTTTTTGACGCTGCCGAATATTTTCTCTTTCTCTTTGTGCTACATATGAGAGAAGCTGCAAAACTATGTCTGCGATCAGTGTTCCTGTCAAGTCTTTGTTCTGCGTAGTATTAAGCAACGGCATATCCTGTACAATAATATCCGCTTCAATCTCTTTTGTGATTTTTCTCCATTCAGCAATAATCTCTTCGTAGTTTCTTCCAAGTCGGTCAATCGAATGGATTACCAGAATGTCACCTTTTTGAAGAGAAGCAATCATTTTCTGATACTCTGGACGATTGAAGTCTTTCCCAGATTTTTTATCCATATAAATTTTTTCAACACCATCTGTTTTCATTGCTTCAATCTGTCTTGCTTCGTTCTGATCTACTGTCGAAACTCTTACATATCCTATCTTCATATATAATCACTCCCGTTTGTTTATAGGTTGATTATACACTTTTTCAATTATATTTGCAAGTACATTATACACATTTATGAGTATTTTTATTGACTATTTAAACGATTTTGATTATGATAATGTCAACAGGAGGTATTTATATGGTTTCTGATAAAATAAAGCAAATAATGAAAATGAAAAAAGTAACTAGCGTTCAGTTGGCTCAGCATCTTGGTATGCTTCCGCAATCACTTGCAAATAAATTCTCAAGAGGAAGTATATCTGCTGATGAGTTGATTCAGATTCTTGATTTTTTGGAATGTCAACTAATAATTGAACCTAAACCAGATGTCTCAATCAAATTGACGACTGATGATCTGAAAAGAGAGCCTTAATGGTTCTCTTTTTTTACTTTCTAATCAACCCCTGGCCTTGCAGCAACAGTCTGAATGTCTCTTTTCCTTTTACGGTTATGTATGTCTGGACGTTTGAATAGCCAAACGGTGTTGAAAAATCTTTCATCTGGAAAAGTCCGGCTTTCCTATACGGTTCATAGGGTTTAATAATATTGTGCCGATCACGGTAAATATAACCATTTTCCGTAAGCCACTTAGTAAACGCTTTAGGGGGAATGTGAAATTCCTTTGCTGTATCTCGAAAAGTTGTAAGAAGTCTATTGTCTACCAGACTATCAAAATAGTCAGCTTTCGGTTTCTGTTCTTTTACCTTAGTTTCAAGCTGTTGTTTCTCTTGCTGTTCCTCAATCCACCGCTTAGCACGTTCTATTGGATCTTCGATTTGGTAGGAATCCTGTTTTGTGGAGACCTCGTATTTCCCAGTTCTCGCTATACTTGGAAGAACTTCTTCCATTACCCACTCTTCAAAACGTTCTGCTGACTCTAACTGGCTCTTCATGATAAGCCTGTACACATCTCCTTCTGGTATGAAAGTCATCATAACATTTTGCTTTGTTGTGGTTCCGTGCTGATTAGTTGTTTCTGAGACCCCTCCATGTTTCACGGAGTGCCTACAATGTCTTGAAACTGCATCTTGAGGTTTTGAATAGCCTAATGCTTTCGCTACATCGGTTCCAGAAAAATAAATTTTCCCATTTATCGTTACGGTTCTTACACTTCCAAATTCTGGATTGCTAAAAATCATCATATCATTCATTTGTTGTACCTGCCTTTCTTGGTATTGCCTTATTTTGTATTGGCAGAGAAACAGTTAAGGCTTACTGCTTGTCGTGTTCGAATCACTATCCCTGCCATGTTAAGGAGAGCTTTTTTGTTTTTTCGGGCGGTTTTGGTGGTAACTACCGCTGACTGGGGTTTTATATATACCCCCTCCCGGTCATCCAGTGCGGACGCTGGCAAGTCAGCCCTCCGCCCCATGGGACCCGCTGCCCTTGCCTGGTCGCTGTTTATCGTAGGCCTTCGGCAGTAGTCAAGGGAATGCTATACAAAATCCGTTGTAATATTGCACAAAAAACAATGTTTTATGAAATGTCTTTTTAGGGTGTACCCTATTTGTACATTGCGTATTGCTAGATATAGAATCCATTTTCTCGCAATCACAATATATAGTATTTTTACTGTTATAACTCCGGCTTTTCCATCTCTGGAAGCTGCAAAGCGGCTTTGTGCTTCTCCGCGATCTGCTGGGCTGTCTGCTGTGGTACGCCGTATTGCTGCGCGGCTTGCACTGGTGCAGTTTCTGCCATGCCGTATGCGGCTTTTGCAACAAATATCAAATTCGCATTTGTTCCGGTCTGGTTATGTAATCTATTGATTGCGCAGTTTTTACAAATATCAAACCATTTTTTAGCCGTGTAACCATGTGATGAGTTTGTTCTATACACTCCATTCATCCAGTCAGTAAACGTTGTACGATTAATCCCAACTAAAAAGCTAAATACTTCTAGGGTTGGTAATACATGATATTTACTGCATAATCTCACATAAGTATTAAACATTTTATCTAATAGCTCTATATTGTCATTACTTGGCTTTTGTATATGATCTGCAATATAAAAAATCATATCTACAAAGCTATCTGATACTTCTTTCTTATAGTTTTCGTTATCTGGTGATATACATAATACAGTATTTATATACTCATCAGCATATATATTAATATTATCTAAATAGATATCTACGTCTTGTACATTTACTGTATTATCTTTCATGTTATCACCTCACTTTAGCACGTTAATTTGTAAATAAAAAAAGAGAACAACCCAAAATAAAAGTAACCTGTAATCCAATCACTCTTATTTTTTTATCGTTCTCTTTGGTAAAATGTCGTAAAAAGTAAATTTATTTTT